TTCTCATTCCAGTCCCATTCTGTTTCTCATGCCAATTTACTCTCTATTTCAAGGGAGCAATTAACTCAAGAATTAACAGAAAGCAAAAAAATCTTGGAAGATAAATTTGGCATTCCGGTTAATTTTATAGCTTATCCATATAGTTCCACTGATGAAAGGATTATTAACCTAACTAAAAAAGCTGGTTATATAGGTGGAATAGGTACTTGGCCTAATATTATCCAATCAGAAGGAACTATCTATAATATGCCCAGGTTCAGGATGAACGGGTTTATAAACCTTAACCAATTTATCATAAACTTCTTCAGGAATACCTGTGAATGGTCCCTTTTGGGTTAAGAAGCGGTCAGCTATAGCATTCATCTTCAAAGCTTCAGCCTGTTGATCTATAGCCATTGAAGAATTAGGAATTACTTTTATATCCATAAATCCCTTAATAGTTTTAAGATCACCTGCTTTTAATGTTTTCTCTTCAATATCACCGGTTTCACCGATCATTCTTGCAACTCTATCTTTATTTATAAATTGGCGAGAAAATTCAAGAATGAAGTATCCAAGAGATTTAAGAGCCATCTTTTCAAATAATCTTGATTTGACAATAAATCTTGCATTAGCCATTTCCTGAATCAATCTCATACCTCCGTAAGTTCTACCTCCAAGAGATTGACCTTCTTCACCCTTAACATAATCTTCAGTTCCACTGATTCTGCGAACAAGTGAGATTAAATCTTCAGCTTCTTTATATGCAGTTCCGGTGACATCTTTACCTGACATAATCTTTACAGCACGATCAATATCGGTAACTGAAGTTATTGTGTTTGGAATCGGTAAAAACTCATCACCTTCAGAAACAAAGTTCTGATTAACCAACCAGAAGTTTAACATTGACTGAATTAAATTATCAAACCTCATATTATAGATGTCTGTTACTCCATCCTCCAGTTTCTTGATCGCGTCTATTTCACCACGATTGAAATATGAATGGGGAATCGTGACATCATTTCCAAATATGAATGGATTTTTCTTTACATTGTATGGATTAGCCATACCTTTCTCACCTGTTAAAACATATTTTTCATTAACAATTACATGAACAGTTTGTCCGTTCTCCCACATTTTATCCACAATTAAAAGAGGAATTTTATCATCATCCGTTGACATTGAAGGATCATCAACATTTGCAAACAGATCATTATATTCCTGTAAAAAATCTTTACCAATCTCTGAAGTGAATCCGATACTTTTACTTTTTACAAGAGTAGCAATATCTTCCATTACGGTTTTGTCATAACCAAAAGTTTCAGCTTCATCAAACAATTCTTCAGGTGTCATCCAATAACGCTCAATTTGATATCTCATCCTTCCCGGTTCTGAAAAGGAAGTATCCGGAAAGAAGTGAAAGAATGGAACATGTTTAATATCAAAGTCATCAAGGAATGGAGAATCAACAAATTTCTTCCCGTATCTCACTTCTTTTTCTGCACCGATTCCTTTAGCAGCTTCTAAAACTTTCTGGACATCCGCATCAGAATGACCTGTTCTTGCAAGAGAAGCTGTGTATTGAACCTGCTTTGATGTTTCCCTTCTCCAAAAAGCTCTCCAGACAACATTACCTGTAATCAGTTTTTCTTTAACACCTTTAACAAGTTTGAGATAAATTGGCTCACCAAGAAGTTCTAACTTTGGATTGTTATATCCCATATCAATCGCAATCCTTGCTGTATTTTCAAATGCAACATCAGCCGGTTCAATAGCGACAGGTGTAAATTCTGGATCTTTACCGATAACTCTTGGAAGAACTGTTTCAACTAAATCATATGAAAGAGGAACTGTCATCTTTGAAGTAAAAGGATAATCGCTTTCATTGGTATTCCCGACATTTAATTTCCCCAGATAGTGTTTGTAATTATCAATAGAACGGTCCCAATGAGATTCGCAAATATTGCGACTTGCTTTCATTCTGTTTTTGTAAGTGGTTATTACTGACATAATTAAGTTATTATATAATTTTTTATCTAAAACTTAAATAAGGGACATTCAAGCTTTTTTTCTTTTTTCTTATCTTCACTCCTCCATTGTATAATTTTTTAGCACCGTTTTCATAATTGTCAAGAATCCAGAAGCCTGTAGCTACAGTCCTTAATCTTTGACCGGTTCCAAATGACATAACAAGTTTATCATTCTCAACTTTAATAAGCTCGGAAAGTTCATTGATTAAAGAATCATCAGGAATTTCAATATGGTTCCCATCAACCACCTGCTTAAAGTTATCTATAATTATAGGAAAGTTTGAAGCTGACAACCTAAACCCTTCCCTCACCGTTGGGTATCCATTTTCATCAGGCTGCATACAAAGTAAGTTTGGATAATTTCTTTTAAGAAGTTCCATATAAATTGAATCCCCTTCGCCGGAACGCTCAATCACAATCTGGGCTTTGTTAAAAAAGAACCCTGTCTTTTCAAGAAGAGTTGAACACATTAGGGCGTTAATATCTCCTTCAACTTTACCGACAATTTCAGAAGTAATCTTATTAAAAATATATGCGATTGACTTTTGTTCTCTTGTAAAGAAAATAAAAAACTTATCATCAGGAGAGAAGAAAGGTTCGTAAGTTTCAGCATTAACCGGAACATAAACATAGACCAAAGAATTAACTGCCCGTCTATATACAGGTGGTTTATATCCTAAAAGAACAATCCTTGTTGCAGCTCTGACTGATTTTAACTGTTGGACAATAGCTTCAGTTGCAAAAAATCCACGATTGTCCCTCATCTTATTATCAAAATCACGAAGAGTATCAAGGGCAAACCATGAAGCCATCAGTACATCTCCGGCATGAGCATCATAAGTATAAGTTGACATTTCAAATAAAAGCTGACGCACACGCTCAAATCCTTCCTTATCAGCTTTAGCTGCAGGAATAATAACTTTATCCTGTTCCATCAACATTGCAATATGAGCGATACCAGTTTCAGGATTAAACTTACGACCTGCTGTAGTTCTAAACCCTTCAACTGGAATATCTTCAGCTTCAAGTTCCTGACGCATCATATCTTGAAATGCCACAGTTTCAACTTTGATCTTTACAGGATGAAAGTTATGATAGGCTTCAATGATTCTTTGCTTGGTTTCATCAGGCGACCAACGACCATAATCAAGCCAAAGCAATATCCGTTCCCTCTTTCCATTTAATCCCCAGATAGCTATAGCTGAATTAGCTGCAGATTCTTTTTTAGAGATAGCAAGATCAACTCCCATTGAAGTAATTAAAGTTCCATAAGATGTATAATGTTCTGGGGGTTTTAGATTGTCCCATTGAGGTAATAATGTTTTATTATTTCCCCTATCAGTTGCTTTTCTGATTATCTTTTCATTAAATACTTTTTCCTCTTCAATCACCGGTTCATTAAGATATTGCCTCATAAATGACGAACTGCTCATGTTTTCTTTTTTCTTCATCAATTTTGCAAATGACCACTTATCTTCCCACAAAACTCCACCTTTAACTTTTTCCCTTAATCCATAAATAGTTGCCAATCTTTTTGAAATCACACTTTGCATCTTTAGAGCAAGAGGATAATCTATTAAATTATATGGGAGAACATATCTGACTTCCCCGTTATTTTTTATTAACCCGTCATCATATATTAAAGCTTTAAGTTTAAGACGAACATCAAACTTACTGTCTTTCCACAAATTATCATAAAGATCATCTTTATACCAAGCGGTTCCTGCAATAATAAGCCGACCATCATCTTCAAGGATCGGGAGCAAAACATTCTCAAACCATTCCTTCGTTTTATGCCTCATCTGTTTAGTCCGGGCATTGTCAATATCTAAAAGATCATCCACTATGATTATGTCAGCTCTTCTGGAAATCAGCTTTCCTCCGGCACCGATTGCTGCAATAGTCGGATCTTTTTCCATTGTATCACGCTTAATAATCATGGCTTTTTCTCCCCACTTTTTAGGATACTGGGGGACAAGATAACCTAATTCATCAATAAGTTTATGATTATTTTCAAGGTTGTTTATAATTGCCCGGTTAAAAGAAATTGCAATATCTTCATTTGCAGACACAATAATAATTCTGATATTCGGATTTCTATACATTTCCCATAACGGATAGTTAATAGTAAAACATTGGGATTTTGCATGAAATCGTGGAGCAAGGGTAAGAATATTTTTATTTATCTTCTGCCATTTATCAGGATAAAATTTTTCCCTTTCATTTTCATAAAGTATCCCATCTTCTTTTTGAATTACATTATTGGATAAAATATCATAAAAAAGTTCATGATGCCAGTTCATCTTCAACTTCATACTCATGTAAGTATTTACAAAATCTTTTAAATCAGGAACTGGAAGTTTTTCTATTGATTCATCTCTTGACATAATTTC